AGGGTTATTGGCAAGTGCATGATGGGTTCAACATCAAACTCTTTAGATAAGGGAGGTGAAAACTTTAAAAAGCTTTATAATGATTCAGACGTTACAAAGAAAAATAGAAATGGACAAACTAAGTCAGGATTATATTCTTTGTTCATACCTATGGAATGGAATTACGAAGGATTCATTGATTCTTATGGAATGCCTGTATTCGAAAACCCACCAGCGGATTGTATTGGGCCACACGGCGACGCTATCGAAGTCGGAGTCATCGAGCATTGGAACAATGAGGTAGAAGGTTTAAAAGGCGACCAGGACGCTCTAAACGAGTTTTACAGACAGTTCCCGCGTACAGAAGAGCACGCATTCAGAGACGAAACAAAAAATAGTATATTTAACTTGGTAAAAATATACGAGCAAATAGATTACAACGAAGATTTAAGTACTTCGGGCGTAATAACAACAGGAAGTTTTCAATGGGAAAGCGGGATTAAAGATACGAAAGTTAGATTTACTCCTAATCCATCTGGTAGATTTAAAGTATCTTGGGTACCAAGTACTAATTTGCAAAATAAGCAAATACAAAAAAATGGTATTAAATATCCTGGCAATGAGCACATGGGTGCGTTCGGGTGTGACTCTTACGATATATCTGGCACGACAGACGGGAGAGGTTCCAAGGGTGCTTTGCATGGGCTAACCAAGTTTAGCATGGAAGATGCCCCACCTAATACATTTTTTTTAGAATATGTAGCTAGGCCCCAAACGGCAGAAATGTTTTTTGAAGACGTCCTCATGGCATTAGTGTTTTACGGAATGCCTTTGCTTTGTGAAAACAATAAACCTAGATTACTTTATTATTTAAAAAGAAGAGGTTATAGAGGTTACTCTATGAATAGACCAGATAAAATTTGGAATAAACTTTCGGTAACAGAAAAAGAAATAGGAGGCATACCCAACTCGTCTGAAGATATTAAACAAGCACACGCTGCAGCAATTGAAACTTATATTGATCAATACGTTGGATTAAAAGAAGACGATCAATATGGTTCGATGTACTTTAGCAATACATTAAATGATTGGGCTAAATTTGATATAAATAAAAGAACAAAATTTGATGCTGCTATTAGTTCTGGATTAGCTATAATGGCTTGTAATAAAAATCTATATAGGCCTAACGCGCAAGTACAAAAAAAGAAATTAAATTTAAAAATAGCTAAATACACTAATTCTGGTGCATTTTCAAAATTAATAGAAAAATAAAAATATGGCTGAGTCAGTTATAACAAATTATTTTCCAAGCCAAATAGCTAGCGATCAAGAAAAAATGTCTATTGACTATGGAACATCCATTGGTAGAGCCATAGAGAATGAATGGTTTAAAACCGATAATGGTTTAAATAGATTTAAAAGTAATCAAAATACTTTTCATAATTTAAGATTATATGCGCGCGGCGAGCAAGGCATACAAAAATATAAAGATGAACTTTCTATTAATGGGGATTTATCATATTTAAACTTAGATTGGAAGCCTGTACCTATTATACCAAAATTTGTAGATATAGTTGTAAACGGTATATCAGAAAGATCATTTGATATAAAAGCATATTCGCAAGACCCATACGGCGTTGAAAAGCGTACAAAATACATGGAGTCCATACTAAGAGATATGCAGACTAAGGAACTAGCCCAGTTTGCACAAGAAAATTTTGGTGTATCCTTATTCGAAAATGATCCTGAAACTTTACCTAAAAATAAAGAGGAGCTGGAATTGCATATGCAACTTAGCTATAAGCAACAAGTTGAATTAGCCGAAGAACAGGCGCTTAACGTTTTACTTGAAGGTAATAAATACGACCTAACTAAAAGACGCTGTAATTATGATTTAACTACAATAGGCATTGCAGCGGTGAAAAATAGCTTTTCAAAATCAGAAGGGGTTAAAGTAGAGTATGTTGATCCTGTTGATCTTGTATGGTCATATACAGATTCACCTTATTTTGATGACATTTACTATGTCGGCGAAATACGAAGAGTTCATTTAAATGAATTAAAGAAAGAATTCCCCTGGCTAACAGACGACGATTTAAAAGAAATATCTAGTCAGTCTTATCGTAATAACGGATTTTATGACAGAACCTTAACAAACTACGACGAAGACGATTCTAATACCGTGCAAGTGCTTTATTTTAATTATAAAACATTTGCAAATGACGTATATAAAGTTAAAGAAAGCGCAACGGGAGCTATAAAGCTAATACCTAAATCAGATGATTTCAATCCGCCAGAAGAAATAATGGCTGAATATGGAATATCTAAATTGTCGCAATCATTAGAAGTTTTATACGAAGGTGTAAAAATATTAGGTGGCCGCATGCTTAAATGGCAAATGGCAAAAAATATGATAAGACCAAAGAGCGATTATACTAAAGTTAAAATGAATTATAGTATAGTAGCTCCTAGAATGTATAAGGGCCGCATAGAAAGCATCGTATCGCGTATAACAGGGTTTGCGGATATGATACAGCTTACGCATTTAAAATTGCAACAAGTAATGTCAAGAATGGTACCAGACGGTGTTTATCTTGATGCTGACGGATTGGCTGAAGTAGATTTGGGTAATGGAACAAATTACAATCCGCAGGAAGCGTTAAATATGTTTTTCCAAACAGGTTCTGTAATTGGTAGATCTTTTACGCAAGAGGGCGATATGAATCCAGGCAAAGTGCCTATTCAAGAAATAAGCAGCGGAAGCGGTGGTGCAAAATTGCAAAGTTTAATAACTACCTACAACTATTATTTGCAGATGATCCGCGATGTAACCGGATTAAACGAAGCAAGAGACGGCAGTATGCCAGATGCTAGAGCGCTTGTTGGTGTTCAAAAACTAGCAGCCGCCAATTCAAACACTGCTACGAGACATATTTTAAATGGTAGTTTATTTTTAACCGCTGATTTATGTGAGAATCTATCTTTAAGAATATCTGATATTATAGAGTATTCGCCGACTAGGGAAGCTTTCATACATAAAATAGGTAATCAGAATGTAGCGGTGCTAGAGGAAATGTCTAATTTATATTTATATGATTTTGGTATATTTATAGAGCTTTCTCCTGATGAGGAAGAAAAAGCTATATTAGAAAATAATATTCAAGCAGCTGTTAATTCTGGAATGATAGATTTAACTGATGCAATAGATCTAAGGGATATTAAAAATATAAAGCTTGCTAATCAATTGTTAAAAGTTCGCAGAAAAGAAAAATTAGCTCTTGACCAGCAAATGCAACAGCAAAACATACAGGCACAAGCAGAGGCAAATGCTCAAGCTCAACAAGTTGCCGCTCAAGCGGAAGTACAAAAGCAACAAGCTTTAACAGCTAGCAAAATACAACTTGAGCAAGCAAAGGCTCAAATTGATGCACAAAAACTTATGCAAGAAGCTAATTTAAAGAAAGAATTAATGCAGCTTGAGTTTGAAATGAATATGAGCTTAAAAGGCATAGAAGTTCAAGGGCGTAAGTCAGAAATAACTGAAAAAGAAGATCGCAAAGATGATCGAACTAAATTGCAAGCAACACAACAAAGTGAACTAATAAATCAAAGAAAAAATGATTTACCTCCGAAAAACTTTGAGTCATCGGGAAATGACATACTTAGCGGAGATTTTGACTTAGGTTCTTTCGAGCCTAGGTAATAATAATAGTAATAATTATATAATATTTTATCATGTCAGAAGAAAAAGACGAGGTTATTGAAGTTCAAAATGAACAGCAAGAACCACAAAAAGAAGAAAATAGCGGTATGTCGTACGACGATGGCGTTATTAAAGTTAATCTTAGTGAATTAAATAAACCGCAAGAAGATGCCGTTCAAGAGCAAAGCGCAGATGCAGGCGATGATACTATCGAACAACCCGAAAACACGCCAAGTGGCGAAGAAGTGGCTGAAGAAGTACGGGAGTCCAGCGAAGAAAATGATCAACCCGTTCTTGAAGAAATAACGGAAGAGGAAATACAGGAGCAAGTAGAAGAGGCACAAGAAGAGGTGCAAGAAGCTATTGCTCAAGCCGAAAAAACAGGTGAGCCTTTACCTGAAAACATACAAAAAGTTGTTGAATTTATAAATGAAACAGGCGGTAGCTTGGAAGATTATGTAAAACTTAATACCGATTATTCTGCATTAAATGAAGCGCAGCTTATAAGAGAGTATTACGAAACAACAAAACCTCATTTAGACAAAGAAGATATAGAAGTTCTTATGGAGGACTTTTCATATGACGAAGAACTAGATGAGCCAAAAGATATACGTAAAGCTAAAATTGCTTTTAAAGAAGAGGCCGCTAAAGCAAAGCAGCATCTTGAAAAGTTAAAAAGTAATTATTACGAAGAAATTAAAGCTGGATCTAGATTAAATCCAGAACAACAAAAAGCGGTTGAATTTTTTGATCGCTATAAAAAAGACAACGAAGAGTCAACTAAAATAGCTGAGCACCAAGTGTCTGTATTTAAAAATAAAACAGAAAAGCTTTTTTCTAACGATTTCAAAGGTTTTGATTTCAATGTTGGTGAAAAGAAATTTCGTTTTAAAGTTAACAATGCTGACCAGGTTAAGACTACTCAAAGCGACATTAATAATTTTGTCAAGAAGTTCTTGAATGATAAAAACGAAATGAAAGATGCTGCTGGGTACCATAAGTCTTTATTTACAGCTATGAATGCTGATGCGATTGCGAATCATTTTTATGAGCAAGGTAAAACTGATGCTCTTAAAAATAGTATGGCTAAAGCCAAGAACATTGATATGGATCCGAGAGGGACTCATGAAAACGTCAAAGCTTCTAATGGTTGGACTGTACGCTCAATTTCAAACAGTGCAAGTAGCTCTAAGTTGAAAATTAAAAGTAAACGATAAATTAAAACTTAAAACTTATTATCATGGCAAATGGTGAATTTACGGGAAGTGCTCAAGCGCTAGCGCACTTGACTCCCCGTCCAACACAAACGTTGTTTAACGACAACTACCTATCCTTAACGGATATGGATTTTACTCAGCAATTTCTACCTGAGGTATACGAAAAAGAAGTAGAGCGTTACGGAAACCGTACCATCTCTGGATTTTTACGTATGGTAGGTGCTGAAATGCCTATGGCTTCTGACCAAGTAGTATGGTCTGAGCAAGGGCGTTTACACATTGCATACGACCCAGTGGTGACTACAGGTACAACTGTTGTTATTCCTGGTGATGCAAATAACGCATCAACTAACCTTATCGGAGCTGGAGCAACAATCGTTGTTTCTTCTGCTAATGGATTGGTTGTAGAAAAAGCATATGTATCTGCAGTAAGCGCACCTGACGCTGCTGGAGACGTTACATTAACAGTAGCTGGATACCAAGGCGCTATCACGGCACACGCTGCTGGTAAAGTTTTCGTATACGGTTCTGAATATGCAAAAGGAACTAGCAACGCTGGAACTTCTGTTGACGCTGCATTTGAGCAGTTTAGCAATAAGCCAATCATCTTGCGTGACAAATACGCTGTAAGCGGATCTGACACTGCACAAATCGGTTGGGTAGAAGTAACTACTGAGGCTGGAACTTCTGGATATTTATGGTATTTGAAATCTGAGCACGAAGCTCGTATCCGTTTTGAAGATCAATTGGAAATGGCAATGATCGAAGCTGAAAAAGCTGCGGCTCCTATTGCTGTAGACGCTGCTAACAACTTTGGTGGTGGTACTCAAATTACTGGATCTGATGGGCTTTTCTCTGCACTTGAAGAAAGAGGGTTGGTTTATACTGACGCTGATTTTGGACAAGGCGTAGATCTTGGTCTTGGCGATTTTGACACTATCCTTGGAGAGCTTGATAAGCAAGGAGCAATTGAAGAAAACATGCTTTTCTTAGATCGTTCTACTTCATTGGGTATTGACAATATGCTAGCTGCTCAAAATTCATATGGAACTGGCGGTACATCTTACGGTGTATTTGAAAATAGCGAAGACATGGCGTTAAACCTTGGCTTTTCTGGATTCCGCAGAGGTTCTTATGATTTCTATAAAACAGACTGGAAATATCTAAACGACGCTACAACTCGTGGCTTAGTGGGTGACATTGAAGGTGTTATTGTACCAGCAGGTACTTCAACTGTTTACGACCAGCAATTGGGACAGAATATTTCTCGTCCATTCTTGCACATCCGCTACAGAGCTTCTGAAGCTGATGATCGTAAAATGAAATCTTGGATTACAGGATCAGTAGGAGGTAATTATACTTCTGACGAAGATGCAATGAACGTACACTTCTTATCTGAAAGATGTTTATGTGTTCAAGCTGCTAACAACTTCGTATTGTTGAAAAATACAGCTACCGACCCAGCATAGTCTTAATGTAGTAATTACCCTCGTTGAACTGACGGGGGTAGTTATTACTTTTGTTAACATTTTTATTTTATTATATCATGGCTAAAAAAGCTACAGCAGAAGAAACAATTGAGGTTGCACCTCAACCGGTTGTAAAAAAACAACCTAAAGTAGAAAAACCAAAAGTACCAACTTTTGAATTTAAAGATAGAACATATGTTTTAAAAGGTAAGAAAACCCCTTTGGTTTATTCTTTACCAACAAAACATTCTCAACGTAAACCTTTATTATATTTTGATAAAAAATTAGGTTATAATAGAGAATTACGATATGCTACAAACCAACCATCACCGTTCGTTGACGAACAAAAAGGCACATCTAC